CGATAACACCATTGTTATAATAATGCCTGCCCTTATTCGCCTTACTAATATTGCTGCGGCAGGTATCGGAACAGCCATGTCCTTTAAGACCGGAAGAAACTTTTTCAAGATGTGCCTTCTTTTCTTCTTCGGACAAATTAATCCACCAGTCTCTTTTCTTCTGCTTGGTTTCTTCAGAACAGGGAACTTGTGTCTTACATCTTCCGAGGGTAAATCCTTCAGGACACTCATCAGCAAGAATGTCTTCTGTTCCATTGGTGTACCAGCGTTTGCCGAGAGTCTGTTTAAGAGATTTATTTCGTTCAGAATTAATTCTTTTCTGTTTTTGACCTTTCTCAGATGCCCAGTATTCTGCTGTAGAAATTTTATGTTTCTCAATGGACTCTGGTGGAAAAATTTGATTTAGTCGATGTTCTCTAAGTTTTTGTTTAATTATCTTAGCTCGTTTTTCAGGTATCTTATCCCAATAATTACCACATACTCCTAAACCACCATCAGCAATATTATATTCTGCTTTTCCTATAGCACGATATAAAGCAATATATTGAATCTCAAGAATATCAAGTATCTCCTGAGTATAGCAGATTGCTAAAATTCTTTTAGAGAAATTTTCAATACTATATTTCTTTTCAGATGCTTTAATATATGAACCACTTCCCATATATTCGTCTGTTTCAGGAGTTCTATTCAAAGGACAATGACGCTGACCAATATAAGTTCTACCATCGAGATTATTTGTGATTTCATAAATATAAAAGGTTTGTAACACGATGGTTCTCCTTGAATCGAATATGAGAACCTAAATAGTTCTATTATTAAAGTAGTCATAGTCAATTCCGTATTAATTGATTGTGATTAGAAAGGTTGTAGAACGGCAATTCTACAACCTTTCATTTTAATTATATAAATATGATGTTTTCCAGTCAACAAAAAAAAAAAAGACCACCCTTTCAGGTGGTCTTTGTATTTCAAGCAACTCTTAGAGAACTATTCAATGATGAACTTAAGCATGGAATTCTCAAGGAATTTCACAGATCCGATTTGGCATCCGCATCCAGAAATTACGTGAAGATCGTCCATTGCAATAGGATTTGTTGAGTACAGAGAAATGAATGAACCTGTACCGTAAGAACAATCAAGTTCATCCTTCTTGTAACCGAGCAATGCAGTATCTTCCGCAAAGTCCTGATTCTTGAGAACCTTGAAGCGGTTGAACAATGTACCTGCAACGTATGGACCGATTGGTTCAGCACTGTAAGAATTAGCTGACCAAATCTCCTTGCTGTTGTAAAAGTTTGCAGAAAGTGTTTCGATAATGTTCATCAGCTTAGTTCCGGCGATAATCCATGTAGCACCAGAACGAGCGATCTGGTTACGGATTTCGTTGCTTGCTTCGTTGATAGACTGAAGAACAGACATGTTGTGTTCAATCTGTGATACACCGCTTGGAAGGATTGAGTTCCAAGTAGCAGTAGCATCTGCACGAGCGAGCATTTCGTCGAACATGTTACAAGAGATTTCCTTGTTGATAAGACCACCGAGACAAGTACCAAGTACCTGGTCGATATCATATCCGCCGAGAACCTGTTTAGCAGCATAGAAATCATCAAGGCTGTATGTTGAGCGAAGACGATATGGATTTGCTGTGATAATCTTAGACTTCCATTCGAGAACAATCTGAGCAGGCTTCTTGTTATTTGTGTAACCGTCAGAAGTCTGGCCCCAATCGTAACGATAAACGATAGAAACATCTGCACCAGAAGCAGCTGCATCCAAAGTCATTGTTACAACACCTGTATCGTAATCAACAGAACCAGAAGTGATTACGTTGAATACTGCTGGAATGTTTCCCTTTCCGTCGTCAATTACAAATGCGTTTGCTACACCACTTACTGTGATTTCAACAGTGTTTGGAAGCATTGAACCTTCAGGAGCAGTGAATGTTACATCTGTTCCAGAAACAGTTGCAGCCTGTGAAATCTTGTTAGTTGTGTAAGTATTTTTCTTTTCCCAGTTTGCAGCTCCAAGAAGTGCTGTACCCTTTGTGATACCATTGCGGTCTTCATTTGCTGTAATCTGTGGATAGAAGATTGGTGATTCTTTTGTTGGCATTGGCTGAACACCACAAACTTCTGTATAAGCAAAGTTAGGAATAAGAATGCTCATAAGATTGTAGAGCATTGCAATCGGATTATCTACCTTAGAGATATCTGATACAGCAGATTTGATTGCTTCTTTAGATACATTTCTTGTTGTCAAAAGGTTAGTTGCCTGCATAAGAGAGTTCTTAAGAACAGCTTCCTTTTCCTTAGACATTTTTGTTCCCCAGCGTTTTGCATAAGCGTCTCTCGACTGAGCAATAAGACCATTGTGCATTGGGTCTACTGAAGAATTGATCTGACTCATAGTTGAGTTCAATTTTGCCTGTGCTTCTTCCCGTGTCATGATTGTTATTCTCCTTAGAATAATTTATGGTTTAATTTATCCACACTCTAACAGAGTGGCTTATTTCAGCCACTCTTGCTCTAAAACGAACGTTGGTGGCATTGTTTAATAAATATATAAGGGTCAATGTTTGGAAACTATCTCACTCATTAAAACGGATTTTCCATATATTCAGCCATCTGACGATCAAATGGATAAATGAGTTCAACGATTACTACACCGCAGTTTTCGGTATAATACGGGTCTGTTCCAGGTTCATCAGCAAAAATATCGTCACTTGTCTCAAACGTAAACTTATACTGATTTTCACCATTTTCAGTTACCGTATAATATCCGTTAGTACTTTCCGCATAACCTTTACATTCCTGAAGGAAATCTGTGAGAAGCATTTCATTGTTCGAGAAACTAAAAGTAGAATTATCTCCTTCCTGAACAACTTCAATTCTTGCAAGGAATTCACCTTCTCCATTATAAGAATTGAAATAAGAAGATTTGAGAACTTTACGAGAAGATTCGATCTCAAACATCTCAGCAAGTTCAGGTATAGATTTGATTGTAGGAAGAGCTTCTTCCCACGTCATTCGTTCAAAGTTTCTAGCATCTTCCAGAGTAAAACCATTCTCTTCAAAAACAGGTCTTATATCATGTAAATCAATTAACAATTCTTCCTCAACATCAGCAACAGTCTTAGAAGATTTGAGAACTTTACGAGAATCGTATTCAGGTTTCAAATATCCGCGGGCCATAGACTGAATAGAGCGACGAGCAGATTTTACAGGCTTCTTACTTTTCTTAGACTTTTTATTGCAGCCTGATTCAATCTCTCCACCGAGGCCAAGCATTTCACGAATGGTATCTGGCTCAAACCAAATTAAATCATTCAATTCTGTTATTGTCGGTGGATTTCCTTCTTCTGTGAAAAGAAGTTGCTCACAAACATCAAGAATATCATCAGCGTCAGCACCATCTTCAATCATACTGTCGAACTGGTCTTTTCCACCCGACCAAAGTCTTGTATAAAGGTCGTTACCAGAAATATCTTCTGTAACATACATAGACTGAATAGGGCGACGAGCAGATTTTACAGGCTTCTTACCTTTCTTTTTTCCACAAGATGAGAAGCATTCGTATACATCATAAGCATGTTCTTGGCAATAACGATTGAATTCTTCATCGTTTTCGGCATCAATACCGTCTTCTTTTGCATATGTATACATAGCATCTTCAACATCCCAATAATTCCTACGTTCGCCTTCATATTCGAGTTCAGGATCGGACCATTCACCGTGCCAAATCATTTTAACACCTGGAACACCTCTCCACATTTTATCTTGATGAGCAGATTTTATAGCTTTCTTCATATATTTCCTCACTTCAAAATGTTTATAAGAAATATATAAACTATAAATAAAAAAACCCACAGACTTCACGCCTGTGGGTTCTGACAAGATTTTCTTTAATATTAGCAAATAATTACCATACCGCGAGCAGCACTGCGAATATTTCCGTTAGCTGTGCTGTTTACAATACCGAGATGGGTAATTCCATATTCTTTCAAAGTTTTTACAAAAGAATTAAAAGCAACATCCATTGTCTCATAACGATCGGGAAGATTACGTTCTTTCCTGATTACTTTTCCATTTTCGTCTTTTTCAGCATAACTCTTAGAAGTTTTGAAAGAAGTATAAGCCGGTGGATTTTTCATGTTCACAGAAACATTTCTGCTGCTTCCACTTGGATTGCTAACGGTATTGCCATATCTATCTTTATAAACAGGAACTTCGTCGCGCCTTGCGATAAGCACACTCTGCTGATCAAATTTTTTACACATTCTTAATGCAAAGTCTTCAAGTTCATCAAAATCACCAGGTTCACCATTTCGCATGTAATTAAACACCACGAATGATTTTTCCTTAGTATATCCGTCGGCACCTTCGTAAGTATATCCACCGAGAGCATTCTTAAACGAATATCCTTCCTGAACAATGCAGTCTTCAAGTTCCTTTGTACGTT